TTGCTTCTGCGTATTCTTCAAATAATTTAGCTACAGTATCTACTGTATTAGGGTGGTCAGCTACGCCTACACCATCTATAAAATACATTTGAATATTACACAAAGCTTCTGATTTTTTTGCCTCATACCTATTATATAAAGCATCATACATGTTTTCTTTTATCATGTTATCCCTCACAGGCTATACATTCCACATCATCTAACTTGATTCTTGGAACTTTAATGTTTACATTTTCTACATTTCTAGCTGCGTTAGACCTAAAATAGTAGAGTGATTTTAATTTACTCATACCATACCAATGAACATCATTAACATATTGCATATATTCATCATGCGTTTCTTGAGGCTCTGTTGCTTTTGGTAAAGTAAAAAATAAATTTACAGATTGTGCTTGACATATAAACTGCTGTCTTTGATATGCATGTTCTACAATCCATATTTGATTTATTTCATTTGCTGTTTTAAATATTTCTTTTTCAGTATCAGTAAGAATATCTAAATGTTGTACTGAACCATCACTACCTGATATATCTTTCCAAAGATTCTCTAGCTTCTTACCTTTCAGTCCTTTCGATTTAAAAAGCTTTTCCAAGTATTTGTTCTTAACTTGATAACTGCCTGATAAAGTTTTATGAGTATAGCAATTAGCTCTATAAGGCTCAATACTAGGAGAAGTCCCACTACATATAATCCCACTACTAGCATTAGGAGCAATAGCCATGAGGTTAGCATTTCTACGACCTGAACCATGGATGTCAGGAGCTTCGCCCCTCTCGACAGCAAGTTCTTTAGTTGCTGCATTCGCTTTTGACTTAATGTATGTAAAGGCTTTATGGTTAAATCCAGTTGCGAAAATACCCTCAAAAGGTATGTTCCTAGATTGTAAATATGCATGAAACCCCATTGCACCCAAGCCGAGACTTCTCTCTCTATATGCCGAATAGGCAGACTTAGTATATCCTTCTTTGCCTTCTCTAACATAATTTTTAAATCGTTTAAAATTTGCACTATATTCTCCTAGTTGAGTTGTATCTATAGCATTGTCAATGTAATGTTGTAATACATTATCAAGCATAGTTATTAAGTCTTTTATAAAGTTATCATCCTTAGACCACTTATCAAAGTTTTCTAAGTTTACAGAAGACAAACAACATACTGCTGTTCTTTCTTCATCAGTTGGTAAAGTAATCTCTGAACATAAATTACTTTGATTAATTTTTAAACCTAAATCTTTTTGTTCTTTTGGTAAATGTTCATTACATGTATCTATATTAATCATGTAAGGCTCTCCAGTCTCTGCTCTAGCATTTATAATTTGCCACCATAAATCTCTAGCGTTGATAACCTTTACAGCTTCATTAGTTTTAGGGTCAATTAATCTCCAGTCTTCATCATTTTCTACAGCATTTAAAAATGAATTGGTTATGTTAATACCATTATGTAGATTTAAATTTTTTCTATTTATATCTCCACCAGATTCTTTACGCATGTTTATAAACTCTTCTATCTCTGGATGAGATATATCCATGTATGCAGCATAAGAACCTCTCCTAGTTGTACCTTGATTAAAGGCTAACATCTGAGAGTCTACTACATGCATGAATGGAATTGAACCAGTTGAACGACTGCCATGAGCAGTAGGTATCCCATTGCTCCTAACATCTCCCCAGAATCCACCGATACCTCCACCCGAACTAGCCAACCATATATTTTCATCGAAGTGAGCAGATAAACCATCCCTGCTGTCAGGTACATAATTAAGAAAGCAAGAGATAGGTAGCCCACGAGTTGTTCCCCCGTTACTAAGTATAGGAGTGCTAAACATGAACCACCTGTGGGAACTGTAATCATAAAGTCTTTGAGCCAATTCATAATCTGTTTCTCCTTTAAATGTTGCTCCAAATACTGAAGCTCTTGCAAAAGCTTCTTGAGCATGTGTTTCGTTATCCCAAAAATATCTATCTTTTAATGTATCAATACTAAACTTATCAAAGTTTTTCTTTATCGTAGTCTATTTCAATTCCTAAGTAAGGCTTAGTTCCTATTTTATCATCAACCATTTTTGTCTTCTCCTAAATGATACTTCGTATCTTCTAAAGCTATTGCTATTATAGCATAATGTATTATTTTTAGCAAGTCCATCTCTGCATCTGTGCCTTCTTTTTTACCACACCTCATAGCATACTTCATAATGTTACCCATACAAAAACCTTCTCCATGTCCTGCATCTATTATCATATCGGTAGCCTGATACTTTCCTTGTGCATAATGTCTTTCGTATGTACCATCAACATATCTTTGTATCTGTTGTATGATATTATCTTCATTAAATTTATATTTCATTTCCATTCCTCTGGTAATGTTTCTTCACTATACCATGTAAAGTTATTTGTCTCTGCCCATTCAGCATGACTTCTCTTAGTTCCATCTTTTCTTTTTTTAGCTTGTGGCATTGGAGCATAAGGTTTTTGAAATAAAAATACTAACTCAAATTCTCCTATTTGTTCTTTTAAAGATTCCCTTATCCAAATATACTTACTATATTCAGCATAGTCCCAGAACCTACCTTTAGCTTCTAGTAATATTGTTTGACCATTAATAACTTTTATAAAGTCCGGTTCATACTTATGTTCAACAATATAATCTATATATTTATTATGATGTTCCCAACCTTTTAAAACAGATTGATGTATATCATATTCCCATTTGCTATCGTACCCTTTAGGTACATTAACTTTTTTAGGTCTAGGTTTCCTAGGTTTCCTAGCCATTAAAGTAAATTCTTTACTTGTATGTCAGGATTTCTTTTTACTTGTTTGTAAAACCATCTTAAACTATAAGCACTTAACATAAATTTATTATTAGCAAAGATATGTGTTTGTTCTGGTAAGAACTCATGTAAGTTCTTTACATTTATTTTAGTTTTATCTTCTCCATCCGGTGTCATAGTTCTTAACCAAGCTATCAATAGATGTTCTGCTTTTCTTCTTAACTGTTTAGACTTCTTGCCACTCATAATTTTTTACCAGTTGCCAATACTTTAATATACTATTAAACATTTCTTTATGTTTCTCATGTGATTCTGTGTCCCATATATGACAAAGAACTAAACTTGTATCTGCTCTATCTACAAAGATAGAAACTCTTGTAGGGTCATCTATGTTACAACCTTGAGCATAAGCGGAAAGTTGCATACCATGTTCATCATAAACTAATTTAGCAGGGTCTTTACCTTCAAGGTTATCTTTAGTTTTAAAGTCCACGAATATTCCTGACTTAGAATATAAATCTATCTTGCCACCATAACCTTGATTAGCACAAAAAGAATCCTCTGCAATCCAATCTTCTTTTGGGAAGTTATCATCTAACCATGACTGTATAATTTTATAAGGTGCAGTTTTCTCTTCTCCTAAGAAACCTTTTTCTATTTGAGCATGTATTATAGTTCCTTCTTTTGCAGCTTTAGAACCAATCTGTTTAGCATCAGCCTTACATCTATACACAAAAGAATCCATAGACTCTTCATCTCCTATGTCTAAAGTGGCTGCAGATTTTATAGCTTGAGTTATCTTCCAGTTCTCTAATGCAGGTTTAGCAACCATGCCAAGAATAGTAGTAACAGAAGGAACAAGTCCTATGCTTTTAGCATCTCTTAATGTAGTGTTTCTCTCTTTCCCATTAGCACCTATGATGGTGTACATGGGTTCTCCCTCAAGAGAATACCAATGTCCTGATTCGGATGTAAACTTATTATACTTGTCTAATTCAGTTTTGTCAAGTGTTTTATTCATTTTCTAGCTCTTTAAATGTTTTATATACATCAGATGTAAATAATTTTTGTATGCTGACTAACCATAACCTACTTGCGTTGTGGTCTCCACCACTTACAGACTTTTTAAAATCTAATTTTTCCATGAGTTGTTTTAATTTAGGTACATCAAATATAAGAGTACAAAAAATATCATCTTTAATACAAAGGTTATGAAACCAGAAGTCTGCCTCAGTTGCTATTATACCAGAAGGTTTACCATAAGACTCATATTCAATACAAATATTACCTGTTTTCATCCATGTATCTCTTTCTGATTTAACTTCTATCTTCTTGTTTAAGAACATATCAATTATTTTTTCTTCTCTTATAGTTCCATATTGCAAATCAATATCAAACTTCTTTCTGTTTTCTTTAGTGGGTTTCACTCCAATCACCTCCGATTTTATATTGACCAGTTAAATCGCATCTCATATTAAACTGCTCTGTTACTTTTTCTATACACTCTACACCTTTCCTACCTACACAATCAGCTTGAGATTCTTTAACTTCTAACTGCCACTCATCATGTATGTTTGCAACAAACTTAGCATCAAAAGTATTTAGTTTAATTATTTGATATAAATTAATCATAGCTTGTTTCATAACTATAGCACCACTACCTTGTAATAAAGTATTAAGTGCTGAATGCTGACTTCTTACATGTATTCTTCTACCATCTATGCCTTTTAAAAAGCCACGATTAGATGCTTGTTGTACTCTGTCTCTTAATTTTTTAAGAGCCGGTAAGTTACGGAAGAATCTTTCTTTTAAGGCTTTACCTTTTTTAATATCGCCATTAATAATGCTACCTATCTTAGCATCTCCTGCACCATAGACCAATGCATATATAAATGTTTTAGCTTGGTCTCTTGTTTGTAACCCTGCTAGTTTTTGATTAGTAGAATGTATATCTCCGTTTACAACTTCTTCAATATAATTAATGTCATTCATGTAGTGTGCTAACATTCTTAACTCAAGACCACTAGCATCAATACCAACTAATCTATAACCTTCAGGAACAGTCCAACAAGAACGACACTCCTTACCATAAGGGCTTCCTAAGTTTGGAACTTGAGCCATATTAGGACCTCTATGTGTCATTCTACCTGTGATAGTTCCATTAGGTATAACTCTACCATGAACTCTATCTTCTTTTAATTCATCTATCCATGATGATACCTGTGCTATTCTCTTTTGATATAACAAGAAGTCAGCTATAAGTTTAGCTTCTTTAATATGCTCAATCTTTTTAAGAGTAGCCTCATCAACAATAGGTTGACCAGTAGGAGTAAACCTTTCAGGTTGCCAACCAAAATCAATAAGATATTCTCCTATTTGTTTTCTACTACCAAGATTAAAGTCAACTAACTTTCTTCTCATAAAAGGATTGTGATTACCAGACATAAGAATATTATCATACTCATCATCTGATAATCCTCTCTTACTTAACTGACCATCTTTTTTTATATATGGAGTTACAAGTTTGTCATCTACTAATTTAGGTTGAAATGTTTTTTGTACTTCATCTTCTACATCTGCCATCTTTTGTCTAAGCTCTGCTAATAAAAGCATTGCTTGTTTACTGTTAAAATAAAATCCATTCCTCTCTTGTTCCAACATTATTGCAGAAACTAGATGTTCTAAATCAACAGATTGTTTACTAAATCCTCTACCTTCGTTAAGTAAATATTTATATACAGTTTCATTTAAGATTACATCTTGCTCACAGTAGTCAAGCATTTGTGGAGAATAGTTTTCAAACTCAGGTTGTTCTTGTTTAGGACATGATAGTTTATAGCCCCATGTTTTAAGGCTGTGTCCGTTTTCTCTAATTGGATTATAAAGTCTTGACATGACAAGAGTATCTACTATCTTGCCTTTGTATTCAAAGTTATGAAGTCTTTGAAGAACCGGTAAATCAAAACCAATTATGTTATGACCTATAAGAGTTTCAGCTTGACTTAAAAAATTAAGTCCTTCTTCTATTTCGTTTGGTGAAAACTTATGAACTGTACCATCAACTTCTTTTGCAACAATACACCAAACTCTAGTGGCATCTAAGTCATCTGTTTCTATATCAAATACTATTTCAGAAATCTTCTGCATGGAATGTCTCCTCATCGGTTACTTCATGTAATCTACCTGTATCAATATCATATCTTAAACTACATGCCATGCCTGTATCCCCTGTGTATCTTGATTTAAGTACTCTAACTTTTGTAATATTTGCTTCATCTGGATTCTCTGCTTGTTGATTTCTTTCTAATGCTATCACACAATCGGACAACTGTGCAATTCCTTGAGAACCTTTAAGATGAGATAGTGAAACTTCAATACCTTTCTCGTGTCCTCTATCTCCTTGTGCTCTGCGTAGATGAGAAACAAGTATCATCCCGACACCTGTCTCCTCTACTAGACTTCTTAGTCTGTTCATTAACATATCAATACCTCTTCTTTCATCCCCTTCGGTAAGTACATTAACAAGCATGTGTAAGTGGTCTACTACTACCCAATCACATTCACATCCAACAATAATATATCTTAGCTTAGAAAATATTTCATCTATATCTGTAGCTCCTAAGTGTGCATGAATAAACACTCTACCTTTTTGTATTGCTTTATCAAACAAATCCTGTAACTCATCGTTACTATAGTTCTCTCTCTTCTCAGATAAATAAATCCTATCGTTAGCTTCAATAGAGACAATACCATCAGCAGTACGCAACCAGTTTTCTTCAAGTGCTAAGATACCTACATTATCTTTTGTATTCTTAATAAGATGATGCTCAAGTTCTCTAGTCACACTAGACTTACCAAGACCTGTTCCACCTGTGAGGGTAACAAGTTCTCCTTTACGCATACCATATAACTTTTTATTTAATCCTTCCCAAGGATAAGCAATACTTTCTTTTACTTCTCTGTTAAGCCAGTCATCTTTCTTACTAGATAAATCTAAAATGCCGGAGGGTGTGTATGTCTTAGCTTCCCACCAAGCAGTAGAAAATTCTTGAAACTTTTTCTTAGCTAACATTTCGTTAGCATCTTTGTAACCATTGGGTAAGTTTATTATCTTTGCCTTGCTAGGTTTAAGTATTCTAGCTACTTGTCTTGATGCTTCTATACCTGCCTTGTCATTATCAAAACAAAGAACAACATTATCAAAGCTCTCAACAAACTCAATGCTTTCTCTTATATCTTTAACTGCTGATGAAGCTCCTCGTTTAATTGATACAACACTAGACTTGCCTTGCATCAATTCATAGACTGCCATTGCATCACACTCTCCCTCAGTTATTGTAAGATACTTGCCACCTTTGTTACGATATAGTTGTTCTCCAAATAATCCTGTGCCTTGGAATGTACCATTACATGCGAAGTTTTTATTATCAACATACCTAGTCTTGGTAGCAACTATCTCACTACCATTATGATATGGATATATGTGTTGTTTGACTTGACCATTGTGGTCTTTGACTATCTTAACTCCAAACTTTCTAGCTGTCTTTTCAGATATGTTTCTATCTGTAAGAGGTGCATAGTTTCCTGTATATGAATTAAGAAAAGATGTTTCAGGTTGTTTCATGGGTACAATAGTACTATCATTTGTACCCATATCATCTGCTTTATCGTAGTCTGGAATGAAAGCATTACAACTAAAACATTTAGCTGACCCATTTGCATTAAGTGAAACTGCATCACTACTACCACACTTAGGGCATGGTAAGTGGTGCTTTATAAATGTTGTGTTCAATTCTATCTCCTGTATAAATTGTGGCTAGTCACATGGTGGTTTAGTTCTCATTTGTGTTTCATACTTAACCTTATCTCTTGTCTACTCTAATTTAATAGAGGGTAAGGATTTTACAAAGTCGCACTTCCTAGCCACTTGCTAGTTTTCTGGTTTAGGTCTCTAAAACTAGCAAAATCGACTCTAGCGTTTGGCTTTGTTGTTTAAAGTCTGTACAAACCTCCTCACCGAGGGAAAATCAGACAAGCAAGAGGTTAGGAATCTTCTTCTGTGGAAGAATCATCCTCGGTCATTCCCTCTTCGGAGTCATCCGGTGTAGCATCACCATCTTCTGTTGGAGTTTCTGCTGATTCACTTGTAGGTGTATCAACTACAGCCTCATCTCTGTTTTGCAATAAAATTGCTAAGTTATTTCTATGAGTAGCAGTACTAAACTGTAATGCTTCTGATACTACACTTAGAGTTCCTACTTTATTAATAATTACATTTGCCTCCATTTGGATATTATCATCAGTAATATTATTAGTATCCCAAGTAGTAGTTGTTCCATCATCTAGTGTTATTGTTATAATCATAATTAAAATTCCTCGTTGTCATCAAAAAATTCAGAGCCATCCTCTGACTTATATTCTACTAACTCTATTACTTGAACACCTTGTAGGTCAAGGCTTTTACCAGACTTACCGGCATATTCCCATTCAAATTCACTACATTGAACTCTTACTTTAGAGCCATTACCAACAGCTAAATTAATGTCTTGTTTATTAACATCAATTAATCTTGGTGCATTTCGTATCATTCCATTAGGACCATTGACTTTTCTTTTAATTACTAAAGCCGGTCCTTCATTCATTTGTTTTATAGTGTGTCCACGACCCGCAAAGTCATCAGCTACACTCTGTTCTACTACTAAGTTAATAGTATAAACAGGTTCAAAAGTGGTATTCGGTGTTTTAATACTTGCCCAATACCCAGTTCCTTCAACTATCATATTTACCTCCTTCGGTATTAAAGTTTAAGTTGAGAGTTGTGAGCCAACTACTCTCAAAGTTGTGGATTAACCAAACCTTCATACTATATACATGGAGATAGGAGGGCTGTCGGTTACTCATTATATTTATTATAACAGAATTATTCATCTGTGCCTAATAAAATCTCATCTAAATCATCAAGATTTATACTGTCTAATATCTCTACTATAAAAGTATCTCCTTTATATTCAACAGTATGTGCAATGTCAATGTTTGCTTTCTCTTTAATGACCACTAAACTTTCTGTAAAATGTCTATACTCTTCTTTAGTCAATGTCGCTTTCATCTTCTGCTATTAATTCCTCATTAACTATTATATCTCCTGTCAGCACTCCTAACCCTGCGTTTACCCCTACATCATGTCCGGTATCTTCGTGATAAGATAAGTAATTAGATAAAGAACTGTAATCATTATAAAGATAATCGATTTTTTGCCTAATTAAATCTTGTTGTTCTTTAATACTATACATCTGTCTGCTGACACCATTTACTTTTTCATTCATTAAAAACCACATTGAAATCATCATTCCAACTATAGCTATTTGTATCATTAAATTATGTTTCATCTTCCTTGTCCTCTATATTTTTTATAACTTCTTTTTTTGTTCTTGTTCATGTGAGACATTGATATTTTAATACGCCTAGAACGACCTCCTGTGCCTTGTGAGGTACACTTTTTAGTATGCTCTATACTTTGTATTACTTTAATTCTTAAAGCCATTCTACCTTATCTTTTTTACGCTTGTCGTTGTACTGTGTAACTTGTTTACCACTACCATAACAAACAATCATCTTAGTCCACTTACCATTAGCATATCTACAATCAATAGAAGTTACTTGCTTATCTAATTTTTCCTGTGCTAGTTCTTCTTTTCTCTGCTCTACTAAATCTTTATATTGTGTCATGCTTTATCCAGAATTAATCCTTTAACAAAAACATGAGCAACCTCTTCTAACATAGTCTGATATATATAACCCTCTTTAGCATCTATGCCCTCGGTATCTAATACTCTTTGCTCAACTTTATTTACTATGTAATGTAAGTTATCTGCTGATATTAATCTTAGCATTTCAAAATCTCTTAATGCTACTTCTTCTGTTCTACCATATAAAGTCATAAGTCCTCCTCCATTACTTTAAAATTAGAGTCGTAAATCTTTTCACTATCTGCCCACTTCCAATCTATTTCAAATCTGTAAGTAGGGTCATAAGTTCTAACCACTCCATCTTCAAACTCAACTGTGAGTTCGCTATACTTTATATAATGGTCAATCACTTTGTCCCAATCTATATCAAGTTCTGATAAATCAAACTCAATCTTTTGGTCGTAACGGGCTTGTAAATACTTTGGTTTACTCATAGTTATTTCTCGTATACATATACATCCCACCTACTAGCCTCTTCCAAAGATGCAAACGGGAAACTTCTTCTAACATACAAGGGATTATTCTTTCCCCATCTGCCTTGAAGTTTAACATAGTGTTTTCTTTTAGTATGTCTGTTGATTAGACTAACACTTTTTCTAAGTTCTTTCAACTGGTGTAGCTGACTTAGAACTTGGTCGCTGTTTTTATCTACTGTCAATACATATCTGCTAGTCCTCATCTTCTTCCTCCAGTTCATTTAAATATTCATCAACTCTATTGGCTACCCAATCGGGTACATCTCCTATTGCTTGTTCAGTTCCATCTTCCCAAACAATACCCAAATTCCATGCTGTTATTTTCATTTGTTATCTCCTTTAATGTATTTATGTGTATCTCTATTCCATGTTAAATTAAATAAGTTAGTCATTCTCCATTTGATTGTATCTAAATTACAAACATCAGACATATAAACATCTTTCATTTCTGAATAATTATCTAACATATTATCAATTTGATTAACTCTTGTAATCCAATCATGCATTTCTTCGGGTGTTAGTTCTATAGTTGTTTTATTTTTTAAATGTTTAACTTTCATATTGTTTATCCTCCATATTATTAATTATATCTTCCATCATGCTATCATCTAGCCAAAGATATTTCCTGTTGCTGTTTCTTTCTACTAAATATTTTATAGTATCAAGTCCTTGCTCTTTGTAAACTATTCCAAGCAATCGTGTAAGCAATCCTATCTTATCAAGTGTTGCCTCGACATCTTCCTTTTCAAAATAGTATTCGTTATATGTTCTACTCATGCTACCTCCTCAGTATCTAATTCATCTACTAAATCCCATACATCATCAAATGCCTCTGATACTTCTACATCACATACTTTTGACTCTACTGTATCGGTTAGTTTAGTTAAAACATTTCTCAATTTATTCCATTCTTGATATGTCATTCTACCCTCCCCTCAAACCTTTCTCGTACTAATAGTTCTAGTATCTCTTCTCGGTCTTGTAGTGTGTGTAAGCCATTGTTCATAGCCATTAGGATTATTTGATGTTCAAGAGTTCCGTTCTCGTTTTCTTGTAACACCTCATCTCTTATAGTCTCTATAACTATATCGTTGTGTAAGCTACTCATGTTTTTATCTCCTTATAAAACTCATTAATGTAATGTCTAACATCAACCCAAGCATTTTGTAAATCTTCTGTAGATTCATCTGCCCATTCAACTTCTCTTGTTATGACATCATCTATTATCTTAACTTTATCTGCTATACTAAGTTCCTTTGTCATTGTTTTACCCTCCTTACAATTATATCTTCGTTATCTTCTGTAGGATATTGATAGACTACCCAATCCTTTTTAAATTTATGAGTTCTATATAGTCTTTCAAATTCCTCCATGTTCATTGATTTATATTCGTAGATAGAAGTATAAAGTTTTCTTCTTGTTCTTCTTCTATCCCTTTCTGTCTTTAAAGATTTTAACATATCTATTTAGGTTATGCAACTAACCATTCCTCCTATCTTTTGCTTGTTGCTTTTTCTTCTTCTCCAGTTCTTTATCTACTGGTCTTTGCTGTGCTTGTTTCTGTGCCATTAAATGTTTTTTCCATCGTTGTCATAGTACATAGCTGTTCTTTTGTCAGTATCGTCTTCATCATCATCACAAATAAAAGTATAGCTTATAGAATCTTGATTAACTTCTCCTCTTCTCCATTGAACTGGACAATCATCTAGCCAATCATAAAATTCTTCTTTCATCTTCTCATCTGCATACATCATCTTTCTCCTTAAATTTTAATACTACCATGTCTTTTTTAAATCCCACAATACACCACCCTAGCCTTGATAGTTCTAACATATCAGACAATAGGGTAGTCATGGGTAAGATTTTAATTACTTGGCTCATGTGTTACCTCCTCTAAATCTTTTACCCATTCTTCATTTTGTATATCTTTTGATGAAAATAATTCAATAAAAGGCTCATCATAATCTAAAAAAGATTCTATAATTTCAAATTCTCCTGTTACAAAATCTCTCTTATGGTCTTCTTCTATATCGTAAGGAATATATAAACGCACTTCTGCATTTGGATTTATATTCTCTAACTGTTTCATTAATTGCTTAACTGTTGTTGTCATTCTGACACCTCCATTAAATTGTTAATGAAATGTTTTCTGTCTCGTATACATTCCTGTCTTAATTTTTCAATGCTATCTAAATCCATTAAACCATCATGCCCTTTACAATAAATAGTTCTTGGATAATATCCATATCTATTAAATTTAGCCAAGTCAAAACCGATTTCTATATCTTCGCCTGTGCAAATATCTCTAGGATTTAACAAACAAATATCTTCAGTTCCTCGTTCATCTTCCCCAAAAATATAAAACTCTATTTCATAATCATCTGACTTATCTTTAATCATTTCTTTTAATTGTCCTACAGTTAAAGTATTATTAAATTCACTCATATGACACCTCCCTCTAAACATTTATTAAAAGCATACTTTGCCCCGTTCACTCTAATATTTTCTTCAAGTTCAGTTAAAGGTAAATGACATAACCATTTAATGTCTATTTCTTTTTCATAGTCAGATAGTTTTTTATTAGATAAAATGCTATCAACCTTTTTTATGAATTCTTCCTTTTCTTTTCTTTTTTGTTTTGTATATTTACTATCAATTATCATAAGACCTCCATGTCTATATAAACTATATAATGCCCGTGCTATTTAGAATTTGTCAAGTCTTTTTTTAAAATAATTACTATTTATTTTTAAAGCCTTGTAAGACTGTTAGATATTAAATAAGGGTAGCAAAAGGGTAATTAATTAAATTGCTCTTGTAGGCTCTTAAAATTAGTTTAAGGTAGTCTTTCAGACTAAATAAAAAAAAGCCTGAGATTAATCAGGCTATAAAACTTTTGAAGTTTTTTAGGGGGTTATCTTTTTGTTAATTTATCATAAATTTCTTTTTGTAAAATTTCTAATTGTTTAATTTGATAATTAGCTGATATATCAGTTTGTTCTGATATTGTATACAACCTATAAATTAAAGTATCAATTCTTTTACTATAATAATCTGCATTATATTTAGCTTTCATAATTCCTCCCAGTTAAAATTTAAATTTGTAAATCCAATATTAATAAAACTTAATCTAATTGCTAAGTCTTTAAAATCTTTATCATAGTTTATATAAAACTTTGTAAGATAATCAAAGCATAAATATAAATCTATTGCATATCCTAAAGTTTGTATTTGAAAACCATAAATATTCTCACCCCATACTATATCTGGTAGTTTATTAATTTTCATTTATGCCCCCTAGTTATTTAAATTAGTTAATATATATTCGCCACTAGCAATCTTTTTTCTAGTATCGGCTATGCCCTCGCCTAGAAATTCATTCCTATATTTTCCTGTAGTGACTGAATAATCCCAATAATACTCATCAAGGTATATTTTACCTTTTGACCTTTTAGCTATCATACTTCTATAACTTTGGAAATATTCATCCCCGTTATCAGTTATTAAAAATTGATTAGCTACTTTGTTTCCTCGTGAGCTTGTCATATTTTCTACTTTCATAATTTATTTACTCCTTGATTTTAGTTCTTGTTTAGCTTGTTCAAGCCTTTTATTTTCTTCATCAGTATTTAAAACTGACATCATGCTCAATGCTTTTATCATGTTTTTAAGCTCCCATGTTGCATATTGTTTCATAATTTATTTACTCCATGTTTAAATTATATTTAGTTTCCTTATCAAATGTATTATTTTCTAAGCCTTTCCTAGTTCTTGAAAAATATACATTACTATCGTTTCCAAATTTAATAATGTTTTCTAAATTAATACTTTCATTATCAAAATAATCACTATTTATTTTTGCAAGGGTATCAATAGCATTTAATATTTTATCCCTTTCATTTTCTGTATCACATTTAATTGTAATGTTATAAGTGTCTTTCATAATATTTTATCTCCTTAAAATTCAAAATTTACATAAACAACTTGTTCAGATTTAAAAAATCTTTCATTGTTTATGTCTAATGCGTTACTACAAGAATACTTTTTAATATTCCTTTGATAGTCTTCTTTAATCCAAACTTTCTGTGAGCTTGGGCTTAGTTTAAAATATTCACCCTTAGGTAAATCTTTTAATTCTGTTACTTCAAAACCAATCATAATTTTTTACT